GTTTGCTATATACTGCTTCATACTTGCTGAGTTGCCCTTGCACTACATTGTTGGCCACTAAAAAGTCATACAGCTTGGTGGCAGTTTTAACACCCAGGCTAACATCATCAAACACACCCTCTAGCTCGCCAATTAGCTCGCTGGTGCGTTCATTTAGACGGTCTTGAATAGTGGGCACATGGGCTTTGGGCTTGTCTGTGCTGACTTTTTCTACAACTTCGGGTTCACTTTGTTCTAATATGTAAGCAATCTGTTCACGTAGGAACTGCATTTGACGCTCACGCATGGGCATACCAGCACGATGTGCCATAACAACACTACAGGCTGTCATGCTTAACATACGATCGGGACTGCGGACGAAATCGCTGACTTGATCTTTTGGATAGCCGTTATTTTGCATCCACTCAACCACATGTTTTTTAGTATCTTTTTGGTTGTAGTGGTAATTGTAGTAGTAAAAGCTCTTGCGTAGATTGTGATCAAATTCAGTTTGATCCATTGCAAGTGCGGCTTCAGTATCCCATTGCGGTTCGGGTCCTGTGTATTTTTCGTCAGCAAATGCCATGCGGGTAGCACGGGGGGCTTTGATTTTAATTTTGACGCCTGCTACTGTAGCCATACATGCTCCTTGTGTAAAACTGTATTATACAACATTTTGGGTTATTTGTCAATTAATACGAAAGTTTGGCCATGATAATCCATTGCTCAAAGTGTTTTACACGGTCATCAAACTCAGTTTGTAATTCTGTATACTTATGTGTTACACGCTGTCTGCGGCGGCACTCTACCATTTCATTGTCCATGTCTGTCCAGCATCTACGAACATTAGTGAGAAATCGTAATAATTCAATCCGTGCTTTTCCTGATATGTCATCAAATACTTTTATGCATTCCTGCACTTTGAGGTAATTGGCTTGGTGTTGTGCTTGCATTCCGCTATTATACGATAAAATGGAATAACCGTCAAGCCCATAAATACTGCATTAAGGACAAGATATGCCACGGTTAAGCCTTTGGAAAGATGGAACACATTCCAATGATTATAAATTTTTCGATAGACGAATTTCGGAAATGTTTACCCTTGGCGGCACAGGAATTTTGATACACAAATACTTGGGGGTAGAAGGCGAGGTCCTGGCTGATGCTACCCCAACCAAACCTGCGTATGATGCTGTAAGCGAACTAAACATACAGGACCTGTTGTTCCTAGAAAATCGTGATCGCAAATACGATACTAGCATTTATGTCAGCCGTGGTATCTATCAGGTGCAGGACAACAGTTTTGATTTGAGTCAATTTGGCCTGTTTATCCAAACTGGCACCTTGTTTATGGTGTTTCACATCAACGACATGGTGCAGTTGATTGGACGCAAGTTGATCAACGGCGATGTGTTGGAACTGCAACACCTGCTGGATTACAACAGTTTGGATGACTCTGTGCCAGTGGCACTGAAACGTTTCTTTGTGGTCAGCGATGCACAGTTTGCCAGCGAAGGATTCAGTCCAACTTGGTGGCCGCATTTATGGCGTGTTAAACTCAACCCAATGACTGCTAGTCAGGAATACAAAGATATTCTCAACAACATCAGCAGTGACCCGTTGGATCCCAATGCTGCTCCTGTTGGCGACTATTTGAGCACCTTAAACAAATACTTAAAGATCAACGATGCTGTAATCACACAAGCCGAATTTGATGTTCCACGTTCAGGATATGATTCAAGTGTGCTGTATACCAAGGCTGTGGTGCCAGATGGTAGGCCTGCAGATCCTCCGGGCACTGGCGCCGTTGATGGTAATGTTATTACTGCTGACAGCACCTTGAGCACTGCGGATCAACAGGCTGTTACCAGCACAGCCAAAGTCAGCGGCTACGGTGGCGGCGATGGACTTGCGCCTAATGGGTTACCCGTGGGCAATGGTATCATATTCCCAACTAATGCCAACATCGGCGATTACTTTTTACGTTTGGATTATTTGCCAAATCGTTTATTTAGATTTGATGGCACACGTTGGAACAAGGTAGAAGATGTCACACGCACTGGTCTAACACCAGGTGCTGGCAATCAAACACAATTAGGTTCCTTTATCAACAATGATCGAACTTGGACTGATGCCAGCGGACAAACACGCACAGAACGCACCAGCCTGAGCAAGGCACTGAAACCCAAGGCAGACAATTAATGGCACAAGAATTTTTTTACGACGCTCAGATACGCAGATTCATCACTCAGTTCATGAGGATAGTCAGCAATCTACAGGTTGAGTTTGGCAAAACCAACACAGGTGCTGTGGCCTTACAACGTGTGCCAGTTTACTACGGTGACAGCTCAAGACAAGTGGCCAGCATACTGAAAAACAACAGTGAGAACATGTTGAGTGCTGTGCCGGCCATGGCAGTGTATGTGTATGCACTACAGTATGATCGTGAACGTGTGCAAGATCCATTTTTGGTCAGCAAGGTGCGTATCAGAGAGCGCATGTATGATCCTGTTACTGGCAATTATCTACATGAACAAGGCGACCTTGTGACTGTAGATCGTCCCATGCCAGTGCCCTACAAGTTAACACTAAAACTTGATGTTTGGACCAGCAGCACTGAGCAAAAATTACAACTATTAGAACAGTTGATGATTTTGTTTAATCCTGCATTGGAAATACAAAGTTCAGACAACTATGTGGACTGGGCCAGTTTGACCTATGTGCTGTTGACCGACACTTCATGGAGTAGTCGTAGTGTTCCTGTAAACGCTGAAGAACCCATTGACATTGCCACAATGACCTTTGAGATTCCCATATGGATATCTGCGCCAGTTGCTGTCAAACAGTTTGGTGTTATCAAGAAGATCATTGCCAGCCTTTATGACAGTGAAGGTAACTTGAATATAGATATACTTGACAATGGACGCCTAATCAGCCGTCAATATTTTACTCCGCTGAACTATGGTGTATTGTATTCGGGCAATGAGTTGATCCTGGTCAAACCCGAAGAGATTGATAATCGACGTGGTGGCAAATATGGCACTGATGATTCGTGGCCTGCACTAATTGATGTGTATGGCGGCAACTTTAAAAACGGAATAAGTCAAATTAGATTGACCACTCCTGCAGGATACGAAGTTGTGGGCACTGCGGCTCTGCATCCCACAGACAAGACACGCTTGCTGTATACTCCATTTGCAGATACCATGCCAGCCAACACACTAAATCCAGTCAATGCCATTATTGATCCAGAAACTGTTACAGTGGACAGCAACATCTTGTCTCCTGCCGCAGGCACACAATACTTGATACTGGGCGATATTGGCAGCTACGACAATGCACAACCCAGTGTGGCATGGCCCACCAGCAGTGGAGACAATTTTGTGGCACGTGCCAATGACATCATTAAATACATCAACGGTGAGTGGACTGTGGCATTCGATAGTCTGGCTGCGGCCAATGTCATAGAATATGTAACAAATTTAAACACCGGTGTTCAATATCGTTGGCACAACAGCGAATGGGCCAAGAGTGTAGAAGGTGTATATCGAGAGGGTGAATGGAGCCTGGTTCTATAAAATTTCTAGAAGGGTGCGGAGCATTGGTCTACTGCACTCAAACACGCAGATACTTGTTTCTACTACGCAATGGTGCTCGACATTCGGGTTCCTGGGGGCTTGTTGGCGGCAAAATAGAAGCCGGAGAAACTGTGGCTCAGGCCTTGATACGTGAAATACGTGAAGAAATGGGCGGCACCATAGTTGATCTCAAACTGGTGCCAATTGAAAAGTTTACCGCAGACAATCAAAGTTTTGTATATCATACATTTTTAATCACCGTGGATGAAGAGTTTGCACCTGCGTTGAATGATGAGCATCGTGGATATTGTTGGGTTCCATTAGAGGATCATCCCAAACCCTTGCACCCAGGAGTTTGGCGAACTTTTAATTTTAAAAGTGTTATTCAAAAATTAAAAGTCATGGAACAGATCAAAGCCGCAGGTTAGAGGCTTAGAATTTCAGCATACTCTACGTTAAGCACCATGGTGGTCACACCAGTTGCAGGAAAAACAGTATCGTTCTTTATTCTGAATCCTTCATTGGGATGTAACACCAAAGGATAAGAGTTGGTGCCTGTGGCATCAAAAAGATCTTCAAGTGTCTTGCCAGCTTCTGACCATGTGTTTCCGCCACTCACAAGGCTTCCTTTACTAACAGCAGACGGGAAATAGGTAATTGCGGCCGGAAAGTCTACAGCACCTATTGCGAATGGTGCGGTGTCTTCGTTTAAGGTAACGTCTCCTGTGATACCA